GTGAACATATCTAGGTTAATATTTCCTGCCATCGCACTTTCAAAAGGTATGTTATTCTTTTGTAAATAGGCATGATAACCCATTGCACCAAGTCCAATGCTTCTCTCCCTATAAGCACTAAACTTAGCTTTTTCTAATTGTGTTGGTGCATTGTCTATAAAATACTGTAACACATTATCTAGCATACGAACTAAGTCAGGAATAAATGATGGAACTTTCTTCCATTCATCATAATACTCCAAGTTCACACTAGATAGACAGCACACTGCTGTTCTTTCTTCGTCAGTAGCTAATGTTATTTCTGAACATAAGTTACTATGGTGTACTTTCAACCCTTTCTTCTTTTGGAAATCAGGTAGTGCATTTTGCACTGCATCTTCAAACATTATGTAAGGCTCTCCAGTTTCAATTCTGTTCTGTAGAATCTTTACCCATAATGCTCTTGCACTTACTGTTTTTCTGATTTCTCCGCTGTGAGGGTCAATAAGATTCCAACTATCATCATAATCACTATGCTTAGTTGCCATGTGAATGAGTTCCATAAAAGCGTCTGGAACAACCACAGCATGATGAAGGTTAGTACACTTACGGTTAACATCGCCACCAGTAGGTTTCCTAACATCTAAGAACTCCTCAATCTCGGGGTGGGAAATGTGTAGATACCCTGCGTAACTACCCCGTCTAGTTACTCCTTGCGAAAATGCAAGCATTTCTGCATCTACAACCTTTACAAATGGAATTACACCAGTAGATTCAGAGCCTTTAGATGTTTTAGTTCCCATAGAACGAACATCACTCCAACTACCACCAATACCACCACCAAAACTACTTAAGAAAGCATTTTCGGTAAAATGGTCTGTAATTCCCTCTCTTGAATCATCTACATAATTCAAGAAACAACTAATGGGTAATCCTCTCTTTGTGCCACCATTGGATAACACAGGAGTTGAAAACATAAACCATAAATTACTTACATAATCATATAATCTTTGTGCATGGTATTCATCATCTGCAAAAGCCATTGCAGCACGGGCAAAGGCTTCTTGAGGTGAAGTTTCATCACCTACCATATATCTATCTTTTAGAGTTGCGTGTGCAAAATCATCTAAAAGCTTATCTTTACTAAAGTCTATCTTCACTGACATAATTCTCTACTAATCCTATAATTTCTTGCCCATGTCCAAGTACTGCGCCTTCAACATCGTATGTTAAATCCATGAGTTTCACTCCTCTTTCTAGTCCTTCAGTTCCGAACTCATTTAAGTTCTGAATGTACTTGTACTTTCCATCAAGAGGCAAACTCGCCATGATATCAAAAATATCTCCATATTCTTCTATCAACTGAGCAGCACGCTTTGGGCCAACTCCGTCAACGCCAGGTACATTATCTCCTTTATCGCCTGTTAGTGTCTTGTAAGTCAAGAAGTATTCAGGCTCAAACTCATAATGTTCATCCCAGTTATGGATAGTTGTTTCTTTTCTAGTTACAGTCGAAAAACGACTAATTTTTGGGTCAACTAGTAAATCCCAATCTTTATCTGATGATATTAACCAAATCTCATCGAGACCTAACTCTTCTCTGTTTTGACAGATAATAGCTGCTATATCATCAGCTTCTACTCCTGGGTACTTTAGAGTGAGATATCCTTTGCTTTTAAGATTAGTCATTGTAGTACTAAACTCTGCAAGGAACATTTCAAACTCTTTTGCTTCTTCAGGAGTTTGTTCTGCATATCGTTCTTTACGATTTGCTTTGTACTCTGGATAGATTTCTTTACGGTAATTACTACCGCCATCGCCTAAGACGACTATCTCTCCACAGTTATAGGACTTTGCTAAGGATTGAACTGTTCTCACATAATCATGCTCGAAGTCGTTGCGTCCTTGATGTTTCCATCGGAAAGCTAGATTGAGTCCATCAACAATCAACAAGTTCCCATTCGGGATCGGCTTTCCATGGTTCGTAAATTGTATCGCCATTTGTAAATTTTACCTTTTGTGTTTCTAAAAATTGTTCGGCAAAGGTAACATAGCACCCTAGCCAGTTTATATACATGTGTTTTTTGTAAAGTGGCTTTCTTGTCGTTGCCACATACCATTGTGAATGGTTTTCCTTAAAAAATAGGAGTGGTTCTTGTTCCATAAATTCTGCTTGTTTACAAAGTTTAGACCACCACTTAACAAATACATTACTCTTTTGAGTAAAGATTTTGTGATTGAATCCCATATCTTTATAATGTTTAACTTCTATAGTAAACAAGTTATGTTTATGTGGAACATGAAGGTCGCCTTTTATGGCACCTGAACCACTTCCCGGGGTTTGCGCAAAATCAAGTTGTGTAATTCTAGTAAGCATGGCCGCACACTTAAGTTCTGCGTCATGCCCTTTTCGTCTACTATTGACCAATTAACTTCTCCAGTTCTGTATAACCTCCAATCTTCTCGCCATCCACAATAATCTGTGGAAATGTACGAGCTGTGGGAAATAGTTCTCTAACATCACTTGCTTGGAACTCTTCTCCCATCATATTGTAAACTACCTCATGTCCTTTTCTTTCTGCAAGACCTTTTGCTTTTACACAATAAGGACAGTTTGGTATGCTATAGATTTCTATTTTCATTAGTCTAACCTCGATATATTATCTTCTTTTACTATTTCTATTTTTTCAAGTAATGGGTGTGTCCAACCATGAGATACTAAATATGTATTTAGGTTTTCTTCTTTGAGTAGAACTTCCACTACTTTCTCTTTACCTTGCTCGTCTAAGGCTTGGTTAACCTCATCTAAGAAAAGTACATTAATCTGACTTCTACTAATAGATGTCATAAGTTTTCGTATTGCAACTAATGTCGCAATGTTTACTCTTGCTAGTTCACCACTAGATAGAGCAAGAATATCGATAATGTTTCCATTATCAGATACTTCTACATTGAGTTTATCGTTAGTAACTACAAAGTTAATTGCGAATCTACCATCAGAAAACTCTGCAAGATAGTCATTAGTAAGTATCTCTAGTTCTTTTACTAAAGACTCTATTTTGTACGCAAGGAGTCCGTTTGTAGAAAATGCCTTTTTAAGCGTTTCAAGTGACGCCAGCTGTTCTTCTTGACTTGATAATTCAGATTCAAGCTTATCAAGTTGGCTTTGAAACTCATCAGTCTGTTCAAGTATGATTCCAATTCTGGTGTTATGTCGTTCTCGTCTTTCATTTTCATCAATTACTTCTTGAAGAGCCGATTTAGCATCGGTAATCTTTTGACGAAGCCCAGTAACTTGTCTTTGTAAGTCACTTTCATCGAGGACTGATGTAGAGAGTTCATGGTCGATAGACCTGTAGAGGTCTTCCCAATCGCTGATTTCTCTTTTTGCTGTCCTATGTATCGCATTTGATTTCTCCACTTCGGTAAGTTTATCTTGCACATCTCGTGCAAACTTCTTGCAGTTTTCAACTCTTTCACTATGTTCTTTAACCATATTTGCTACGAAAGATTGGTCTATCTCTCCCTCACATGTAGGGCAAGTAGCGTCAGGCATACCCGCTAGGGCTTCGTATTTACTTAACATAGTCTGCTCATGAGTCTGTTCTGATTTCCATGTGGCAATCGAAGAAACTAAGTCTCTAGTACTCTTTTCTTCTGGGTGTTCTGCCAGTAATCTTTTGTACTCATGCAAGTCTATATCATTTAACTGCTTTTTCAGTTGATTATTATTATTTATCTTTTTATTCTTTTCGGTGATATTTTCAATCTCTATTAATAGTGAACGCAAAGATTTCTCATCTTCTTCCGAGTAAAATGGTAAATCCATTTTCGGAAGTATGGAACTATCTTCGAGAAAATTGTCTTCCAACCATTTTGCAATAGTTGCAATCTTCGCGTTGCTAGATGTAATATCAAGTGATGCTACGCGCACTGCCTCTTTGAATGTCTCAAAGAAAGCTACATAATCGTCAAGTTTTAATAAGTCAATTAAGAACTTCTTACGATTTGTGTCAGTAGCAGTTAGAAACTGTAAAGACGCATTGGTGTTCTGATAAACTAACTGTGAAAAGGTCTTGAAGTCAATACCAAGAATATCCCCTAAAGTTTTATAGGTATTTGAAGCAGTATGAGAACTTATGTCCTCTCCGTTTTTAGTTAGCTTGCATTTGAGTGTAGAACGCCGTATAACAGTAATGTTATATAGGTCAGCGTCAACAGTGAAGTCAAGACTAATATCATATCCCTTGTTAACATATCTGTTTGCAATATCCGCTTTCTTTACATTTTTACTATTTTTATTGAATAGTATTTCTTCCAAAATTAAAGGTATGGAAGATTTACCTACACCGTTTGTTCCAACTAATTGTGTGAGTATGTCCTTTGATAAGTCCAACTCATTGCCTTCGCCATACGAAAAGCAATTATCCCAGTTCAGTTTTTGTAGAATAATCATTAAAAACTCCCATTAATTTTCTAATTTTTGCATCATCAAGAGATAGTATCTCTTTTAGATATATTCCTAATTCATCCGCAATCGTCATTTCACTACTCAAATTAAGTGTAGCTTCTGTTTCTCTGCGAACAACTTTCTTGTCAAGTAAATCAGAGTTTTTAACTTTTGCCAAGTCTTGCACATCTCCTTCAACTTCATAGATAGTATGGTGAAAGTCTGTCTGTACCATTTCTTCTGCACTTGTAACAGTCTTACGAATAAGCTGTGGTAAGTCAAACTCATGCCATGTCCACTCATAATGATTACTAGGGTTAATAATTAGATAACCCGTTTGGACTTCATTTCTATGAAAAGATGTTGTCATTGGACTTCCTGGATACACAATATTTCGTTGAGTATTCTCGTGAGCATGTAAGTCTCCAGCGAAGACGACATCAAACTTGTCAAATCTTTCTAAATCTACTTCTGGTACTACATGAGGTGGTATTTCTCCACGCACATGAGTAAATAAGACATCTGCATCAATGCCTTCTATATGATTCTTTTTGTGCAAATCTGCATAGGGAAGAATCGCCCAATCATCCTCATAATATGTTTCAGTTACTACTGATACTAGAGGGTTTATATCTTGTGTGGCACGAATTAAATTAGTAAAGAATGTGTGATTCTTTTTAGTAGCTTCGTGATTGCCGTCATAAATGATTGTTCTTACTTTTTGTTTTGCAACAAAGTCAAAATAAAGAGTAAGTTCATCCATGCTGGGGACTCGGTCAAACAAGTCCCCACCAATGATGTGAAGAGTAACTCCGTGTTCATCTATAGCTTTCTGTATCTGTTCATAGAACATCTGATATCTAGTACACGCCCATGAGGTCGGTACATTCTTTTGCCCTAATTTAATATGCCAGTCTGCTGTAAATAAAATCATCCTACGAAATCTTCTCCTGGTTGCCATTCACAACCTGTTAATCCACCTGCTTTTATGCCTTGTAAAGTTCTAAGAACTTCATTAGCATTTCTGCCTGTGTCAAGTGCGTTAACACTTACATGTTGTACTACATCATTTCTATCAATAATGTAAGTTGCTCTGTAGCAAACACCTGCTTCTTCATCTACTATTCCTAGATCTTCTGCAAGTCTTAAGCCGCAGTCGGCAGCCAGTGAATGTTTAATATCTCTTATAAGTTCATTATCTTGTTTCCAAGCTAACTTACAAAACTCATTATCTCCACTGATACCGATTACATTAGCTTCGCTTACTAACATATCCATTCCCGCAATTTCTGTTGGGCATATGAAAGTAAAGTCTTTAGGATAGAAGTAGATTACTGTATAATCATGCTTTAGTGGATCGTAGTGTTCTGTTACAGAAACCTCTACAAACTCATTGTTAGCATTAACACCCTGCAAAGTAAATGCAGGAAACTTCTCACCTACCCCTATCATGATACGTCAAACTCCTCAGAAACTTCCTCAGGGGTATCACCACCTTGGTCGTTTACTCTTCTTAAGAGTTCTAACTGTGCATCAGCAGTTGGTCTAGGAAGAACATCATCCATTGACTTTAAGTTAGCCACTAAATCTTTCTCCCAGTCCTCTAGTTCTCTTGGTTTGCACTTAAGAACTTGTAATTGATATTCGACATTAAACACCTGTGGGCCAGTCTTCTTTCTTTTGAAATGGATATCATATCCTGTGACTGGGTCTGTTGGGTCTCCCAACTCTTCCATGGCGACTATAACTTGGTCGAACAACTTTCTTTTTAGATTAAGAACTTTAACAGTTTTATCAGCGTAATCTATGCACTGGACGGCATATGACCATCCACATTTAAGGTCTGGATAAAAGTCTCGAACATGGTCATGTTCTTTGTTGTTAAAGGTTTCAGAGTTTCTATCAAAAGATAAACACTCCATAGGAATGTTCTTTCCGTTTTCTCCCTTAATCCAATAGACATATCTAGGTAATAAGTCACCTACCAATCTTACATGGTGGTCTTCTTTACCTGCATAGTTATAGGTTTCGATTTTTTCTTTTTGGGCTGAGCCCTTGGTTTGGTTGAATCCAATTGCCATTTTTATTCTCCTTGTGTCTCCTCGAAAAGAAAGTGTACCCGTCCATCTCTCAATTCAAGCAGTCTGTTATTATTAATTATATCATCTGATATTGGACACATCAGATAATCCAGTGTGGTGTCTTTTGTATTTACATAGTTGTGATAATTGCGAAATGATGCGACACCTGCATATTCCACAACCTCTCTATCACTCAATGCTCGTCCTCGTTCAAGTAAATCTTTCGGGTTAAGAAGATATGACTTGCCTCCGAACTTATAACGATAGAATTTAAAGTTTCTATCGTGATAGTTTTTTGGTTGAATCTTATAAGTTATAATCCTAAGTATCTGAATGATGTCACCAACATTTCCTTTGCTTATTTTCATAATCTTATTCCAATCAAATAACAACATATTATAACAAATTTTTAAATGCGTGTCAAGAGTTATTTTTCTGAGCTTCGGAATTACCCAAAGTTCCTGGATTAGGGGCGGTTGATAGTTCGCCATCGGCTCCCGCCTTCTGCCTCATCTTCTCAATATCTCTTGGATCCATGGTAGCATGTACTCCAGCCTGAGCCATTTGTATTAAACTACCTTGGAATATGTAACTACCACAATGCATTAATTCTACTAGTGGTAATGCCCATATATCTACTCCGAAGTTTCTTACAGTTTCAGAGAACATATAATCTTCACTTAAATATCGATTTTGCTCATTGATAATACAATCAAAATAAGCCATTATCTGTTCACCAGGTGCAAACTCTCCTTCTCTAAGGTGGTCAGGAGTATATAATCTTTCAGGGTGTTCTTCGTCATATTTTTCAAATACTGACCTGTGTATAAACATAAAACCTGTAGCGCCTTCTTTTATTTTTACAGGCTCAAAT